GGCAGGCCGGCAGGCCGGCAGGCCGGCAGGCCGGCAGGCCGGCAGGCCGGCAGGCCGACCAGCCGACCGACCGACCGACCAGTCCACTATTTTGCATGTAGTTTCTTTGCAGATAGCAGTTAGCAGTTTGGCGTGCGAGCTGGCAAGCATTGGCTATATTGGCGGTCTTGGCATAGCGCGGAAAGTCGCGCCATAAACGCGCAGAATTGACGCCCGCGCTACATATATACCCTGTACAAAAAATCAGACGTCTAACTATAAATAGCCAATAATGCCAATCTTCCCTATGGTAGCGCGACGTTTTTTGACTGCCAATATGAGCATTTCATTTTGCCCATAAAATCGCGTTTTTTCGGCCCATTTTTACCCGTCGAAAATATTTACACTTATTTGCATGTAACCCCCTTGCGAAATAAAAATAGGCGTGTAAAATGGGCAACGCAGCACAACGATAAACTAAATTAAAAGGCCTTACAAAATGAATAAACTCAGCGAAACTTTTGTGATTTGCACTGTGGCAATCGGCGGTATATCTTTAATCTTTGTCTACTTCGGCGCGCTGGCGCTTGCTTGGCATTTTTAAACCGTCGTATCCATGCGCGCCAATGGTGGCGCGCATGTTAGTAAACTAAACGAAAGGTATCAAAATGGCTACCGTAAACCTCTACCGCACCAAACTTAAAGCCGCGAGCCGCTTTATGGCTATCAACGACACCCGTTATTATCTCAATGGCTTGCTTATTGAATCGAACGACACCCAGACGCGCATTGTCGCGACCGACGGCCACACGATGTTTTGTGGCTACGACGATGCAAAGGGCGACAACGTCGGGAGTTTCGCCGGTATCATGCCAGCCGATACCGTTAAGGCTATCCTGAGCTGGAAAGCGCCCTTTAAAACCGCCAATGATGCACCGGTGATAATCACCACGTGCGACGATCCAGCGGGCGAACATCGTGCGGCCTGGTGCGGCAATGTCTGTATTTTCCGCCTGATTGACGGTAAATTCCCCGATTACACGCGCGTGATACCGCAGGCGCTGTCCGGCCTCGCCGGACACTATAACCCGGATTATCTGGCGCGCTGCAAAGCGGCTGCCGTCGATCTTGGCATGTCGAAAATGTACGGTATTAATCTTACGCAGAACGGCGACGGGCCTGCACTGGTAACCTTTAGCCCGCAAGCTTTTGCCGTCATTATGCCAATGAGGGGCGAGCCGGGCGACATTGGCGCGGCAGAATGGGCGCGCGCTAAAATAACTGAGCAGGTAGATTATCCGGCGCTGCACGCGGAAAAGGCTAAAGCAGCATAGCGCGCGACCGCGTTGCGCCTGGCTAACCGCCGGGCGTAATCGGGCGCGCGTTATGCGAGCCGACAATCTAATCTAATCTATAAAGGGTAAAATCATGGACAAAAAACAGGCAATCATCGGTGCGCTGTATACGTTTATAAGCCAGCGGCCGGGCTTAGAGTTTGGCAATTACGGCGACGTGCCAAACTACCGCGCCGAAGTGCGCGCTATCGGGCGCGACCTAACGCAAGCGCGGCAGCTCCTGCGCTATGTCGAGCTGCGCGCCAGCATAACCGCCGACGACATAATCGAAGCCAGCCTGCGCGCGTACAGCGGGCGGTTGACGATTACCGCGACCGACGACGGCAAGGTGTCGATCGACTATTGCACCGGGCAGTACTTTCCCACCGAATACCGCAAAGCGGCGTGCGCGGTATTGTCGCAAGCAATATGGGCCTGGACAAGCGCGCACGCTATGCCGGCGCCTACACTCCACCACAATAGCGAAACGGGCGAAACCGTCCAGCGGTTTAAGGGCTTGCGCGTAGGCGATTACCTGCGCGCATCGTTCAAGCGCGAATTCGGGCGTGGCATGGCTGCGCGCTGGTTTAACTAATTCAATGGCCCGCCCGCGCGCAGCAGAGAGCCGCGCGCGCGTACACCACCCGCACGAAACCACCGCGGCGCGGGCGGGCCACCTACACCACCAAAGGAGCGTAAAAAATGAGACTAATCTACAGCGTTGCATATACGACATACGACGCGCAAGCCCGCGCGCATCGGCAGGCTAATATCTGGGTATCCGGCGCGCGGCATCAAGCGCTGACGCGCGACGGTATCGCGCGCATCGTCCGGCGCGATCATCCGCAAGCGATCATCCTACAAACGCAGGTTTTCACCGATTCGAGGTTTGCATGAATACCGATAAACTCGAAACCCGTGCCGACTGGCAGACGCAAGCGCGCGGCACCAACGACGACGAATATCAGATATATTTAGCCTGCGCTGATGATGGCAAAGGCGGCGACATAACGCGCGGCGGCGCGCCCCTTAAAAGTTATGATGAATGGATAACCTCATGAGCTATCACATGCGCGACATGAAAAAGCCCGCGCCAGCGGGCGAAACCCTCGGTCAGGCGTTGCTAGTCTTTGCGCTCGCCATGAGTGCGACGGCGCTGGCTCTCGCGCTAGGCGCTGCGGTAGTCTGCACATGAATGTAAAAAACGCCATTAGACCGCCGGATATGACGTGCCAGCATTGCGGCGGGAAAGGTTTTCAAACCGTCGAAAGGGCGGCGGGTCAAAGTTTCGTTTGTAAAAATTGTCGCAGGACGTATCGTAAAAAATCAACCAGCGGTTCCGGCGTTATCGCGGGGCCAGTTTATCATCGCACAATGGAGCCATAATCATGCAATTGACAATAGAAGAAAACGAACGTGCAGCATACGCGCAAGGCGACACGCCACTGGCGACAGCCTGGGGCCGTATAATCGACCTTGAACAAGAGCGGATCCTGCTACGGCAGTGCATCCGCGACGCTGCGGACATGATCGACTGCGAGAAAACCGACGATCATACCCACTGGCACGCCGGCGCCACTAAACTGCTGGACAGCGACGAATGATCGCGCTGGCCGTGCTGCTCCTGATAGCCTTACTCGCGATCATGTTTGACTTGTAAACCGCACCACCACCAAAAAAGACGCCCCTTTCGGGGCGTTTTCTATTTGACCGACGCCAGCATAACGGGCGGCGGCGGCCCCTCAACCATACGCCGCAGCTCCGATTTAGTGTAACGCTTGGCGACGTCCACAGCGGCGAACACGTGTTTCTTGGTGTGCAGGCCAACCGCAGCTAACCGCCCGCAGTCTACCCATCCGGCTTCTTTGAGCGCGTGCAAGAGCGCGGCCTGGGGCACCTTGACCCCACCGGGCGCGGCACCCGATAGGCGATCGCATACGGCATGGAAAGGCGATCCGATGACACCGGCGCTAAATTCACCCTGACGGCCTCGCAGCATCTCGACCAGATACGACTCGGCCATGCTCATACCGTGCTCAATCAGGTTTTGCTTGAATTCTGTCATCGCGGGCGCTGCCGACGGATTAAACCGCGACACATCACGGCGCGCCAGCCAGCCAGCGACCGCAGCAAAGCCACCGGCCTTGTACCACTGCCAGATGCGCTCGGCGGCGGCGGGCGTCATCCGAGGCGCGCTCGACCACACGCAAAACCACCGGCGATCTTGCGACGCAAGCGAAATCGGCACGGGATCGTTCGAGAACGCCAAGACAAAACAGCGGTTGACCATCTGGTAGGGATGTAAGCCCTTGCGGTTGATCGGGATCATCTCGGGCGGGGCGGCGATAATCGGCTTTAGCTTGTTGGCAAGCGCGCGGCGCTCGCGGGCGTCGGGTTCCTTCAGCTCGTTCAGGATAATAATCTCGGCCTCCAACTGATAGCCCCACTGGCTCCCGAGCGTATCGTTGTCCAGGATACCCCGGTTGCGGAGCGACGGCCCGCACACGGCCCACAACAACGGTGCCCACAGCGTATCTTTACCGCACCCCTCGTCGCCACCGTGCAAGACGGCGTGATTAATCTTGATGTTCGGGCGCTGGTATTTGCAGGCCATCACGTCGAACACGTGTTCGCGCTCGGCCTCGACCGGAATCAAGGCGGCGCAGTGGTCAAGCCACATCGACACGTCACCGGCTCCGGCGGGCTGGCGGGCGTCGCGCCAGCGGTTGCCAAACACGTCGCCGTCGCGCGTCACCAACACGTCGTCGCCTGCCGAATACGTGATGCCGACAAGGGCGGGGGCACCCATCGCTTGCCTGTTTTCGTCGTAGCAGATCGACGCCTCGACGCGGCGCGCGCCACCATTCGAGCCGGCGTGTATGGAGTAGCACGGGATATGCCGGAACAAGGCGTTAAAGGTCGTCCGGCCCACCTCGCGGCGGTCGGCCATGTCAAAATACGACTCATCATCCTGAACGTAAGCAAAACGGGCATACCATCCGGCTTTCTCGACGCGGCCCAATTCCTTACGCGTGACTGCCGCGATTAGCGCGCCCGCCTCGGTCGATGCGCTGAACAGGTCGCCCGGCTTCAGTTTAGCCAGTGCTGCTTGCATGACGGGGGCCAGCAGTTCGGAGCGTAGCCCCGGCGCGTGCTGCGGGCCCCCCTGCTCGGCCACCCAGGTCAGGAAGGCCACACTATCCCACTCAAGGCAGTGCTCGTGGAGGCACGTATAGGCGCGGTTGACGGGCATGTAGCGGCCCTCGATCTCGCCGGTGGTGTGGGCGGCGTTATTGGGGCAGACCACACCCCACCAGCCCGCGCTGTTGCCCTGCGCGGTCAGGTGGCCGGACTCGGAGAGCCACGCCAGTACGTCGTCGGTGCCGTCGTCGTCCAGATCGACGCGGCGCACGGTGGCGGTGTCGGCGGCGGCGGGCGTCACGCCGAGGGCGGCGCAGATTTGCTCGACGGTGAACTCGCGCTCGGGATGGAACTCGGTCAGGACGCTGGCAAAGCGGTTGCGGCCCGGTTTGATGTTGACGCTTCCTGGGATGCGCCAGTTCCGCACGGCGTTGATGGCGCCACCGTCGGTATATCCGGCCTCGGCAAAAGCACGCTCGGCGGCGTTGGCTACCCCCACCGGCACCTGCTCGCTCAACACCCACGCCCATTGGTAATTACCGTGAGAGGTTTCAATAATCCATGTCGGGGGCAGCGGCGGCACCTTGGACTTGGTGCCCACATCGTCCACGGCCAAGAACGTGACGTGCGTGCAGTTGGCGGTGGTGGCCGACAGGCCACCGGTCATGCGGTCGAGGATGAAGCTCCCGCTGGAGACATACCACGCACCGCCAGCACGACGACGGACGCTCGGCAGTTGCGGTATAAAACCGCCTCCTTTTTGGTGTAGAAACAACACAGTCTCGCCCTCGGGTGCGAGGCTGGTCACAAATTCGATAAAATCCATGTTATATTACCCTTTGAGTTGGTGGTTGGTTTGGCGGCTCACGGTTCCTCCCCGTGGGCCGTCGCTTTTTTATTTCCCGTATCGAGTCTGCACCTTAATCTCGACGCCTAACGGCAGGCCAGCGGCCCACAACGGCGGCGTACACATCACCTCCCGCATCCGTGCCACCGTTGCCTCACCCATGCGCTCGGGGCACTCGACGACAATTTCATCATGCACTGTAAGTACGATTTGATAGCCCTCCCCCTCTAGCACACGCATTGAATGGCGCAGTATGTCGTTCGCGGTCGCCTGCGTGATGTTTTCAACAGCCAAGCCGCGCCACAGGCGGGCGCGCGGCCACTCGGTCGCATCAGCCGCCGGTTTCCACGACGCCTTGGCGTACGACACACCATCGTTTTCTAAGCGGGCGAAGGGGTAGCATAGCACTCGCCCCGAAGGTAGGGAATACCAAAGGTGCTGACCGTCGTAGAGGTAACAGACGCGCCCCGCGCGACACTCATGCCCTTTGTGGCGTAGAGCGCGGGTATAGGCGGCCTCCAAGTCTTGGCCGTGCTTCATCGCCCACGGGTTGGCAACGCGCCAGGCGTTAATGGCGCGGGCGATTTCCCACTTGGTCATCCGCACACCGTAGACGCGGCCAAAGGTTTCGAACGAACCGGCACCACCGAGGAAGCCCAACGCCAGCTCCTGCACCTTGCCAACCTGACGTTGCTCTGCTGTTATGTTATTGTAGGTCGTGGCGTTGAACACAGAGGTCGCGTTGACCTTGTAGGGGTCGAGGCCCGACCGGAACACATCGAGCTTGGTTTCACCGGCGTGACAGTTGGAGAGCCACGGATTGACGCGGCCTTCAATCGCCGCCCAGTCTGCAACGACCAACACGTTACCGGCGGCGGGCATCAGCGCGGGGCGTAGCATCCCCTTGAGCACGTCGGTGACGCGCTTACCGTAGTGTGGCACGATTTGGTGCCCGCGCACCATCGCTTGGCGCACGGCGTCGGGTTCACGGGCACACTTGCGCGTGAAGTTATGCACTTGGGCGCCGTAGCTCGACGCCCGACCGGTAGCCGAACCACCGGCGAAAACAAACGCACCACGGACGCGATTGTCCTCCACGTCAGCCAGATCGGACAACCGTTTGAATTTGGCGACCGAACTGGCCCACAGGTCATCGGCACACTGGATCACATCAGCCACGGCTGCGGGCACCTCGTCGGGATTTTCCTCGGCCAGCAGCAGCAGGTTAGCGCGCACGGTCTTATCAATCGAATACTTGATCACACCGTCTATGTGCAGCGTCATCAGCTTGATGGCCTCGGGGCCAACACGGGCCTGCACCCATGCGCGCATCTTGGGTGAGCGCACGCTGGTGATCTCGCCTTCGGTTACCTCACTCACGATCTGTTGGATTTCGATCAGCTCGGCGTCGGCGTAGGTCATGGCGGCGCGGCACAATGCGGTGTCACATAACACGCCACGGTCGTTGATGCGCTCGTTGACGTGGTAGTCGGCCAGCTCCTCGTCCGACAGGTCACGCATACTGGTGCTAATCTCGCGCATCGCCCGCACATCCTGTTCGCAATAGCGCACCATCTCGGCCATCAGGTCGGGGTCGTGGTTGAAGGTGCCGTCAGCCCGCGGGATCGACAGCAAGCGGATGAGCTGCGCGCCGCGATGGTCTTTCTTCATGCTGGCACCGGCGAAGCGGCCTACGTCCTCCAGACTGCCCGGCGCGCAGTTGGCACGGGCTTGGGCGGCGGTGCAATAGAACTGCTCCAGTGGTGGCTCGGGAATGCCGAACTCAGGACACAAGACATACCAGAAAATCAGACGCTCGAAAGCGGCGTTGTGAGCGCGGATTTGGGCGTCACCAATCGCGGGGAAGGTGTCACCGGGGCGCCACGTCTGCACCTCGCCGCCATCAAACGCGTAGGACATGCACAGCACCTCGGTCGAGGCGTCGCGCGCGTAGTTGTAAACGCCAGCCGCCGGTAGGTTACACCGGCTGCGGGTTTCGAAATCAAGCCAAAGAATTGTCATGCCCAATTAACCTCGCAGCTTTCAACGCACCCGTCGGTCGGGCCAACGTCTAGCGCGATAGATTTGTCAGCGTACACCACTGCGTCGTTTTCGGCGTGCGTCCAATCAGTATTTGCGTGCATCTTGCGTAAGTCGGCCACGTTAAGCGAGCCACGAAAAAAGACACGTTGGTAACCCATTTTCACTACCTCCCCCCCGATTAAACCTTTGTCGCGCTCCATGCGGTCAAAAAAATCAAACTGCGCGGGGTTTTCATCCATGATAGTCATCAGCTTACGAAAAGACTTCTTCCAACACGTTTTGCAATTGCCTTGATAGCCCGCCAGCGCCAAACGAAAAGGCTGCGCGGCCCAAAACGAATTGACTTGCGGCTTAGTAGTAGGCGACCAATCTAGCAACGGATACACCACGCTTTTACTGATGGCCTTGCTGCTGCGCCTAGCCGCCTCATCAGCGCGGATACCTATCGCGGTATCGTAATTGCTAAAGCCTAGCGTGTTGAGATAACTCATTATCGGGCGTAGTTTTAACTCGCGTGTGCAATGCGGGTATTTATAGTTGGGTATCCCGTACAAGTCGATCATGTTCTCAAATGGCTCGCCGTTACGCGCAGCCGAAACAAAATCAACCAATTTGTACGTTATCTTTTCTCTGCCGCGTTTCGGCACCGCTTCTAACCATACGGTGTTAAAACCAAACGTGGCGTCACAATCGCGCACAAACTCTAGCGTTGCTTCATTTTCCTGCCCCGTGTTCGCAAACACGACTATTACATCCGCATACTTATCGCGCCATTTCGTCAACAATAGATGCGTCATCAGCGCCGATGTTTCGCCGCCGGAAAAAGAAATAAATAGATTTTTCATATCAAAAAAGCGGGGGCCGAAGCCCCCACCCTTGTTACGCCGCGACCCGACGGCGGCGGCCCGCCGGTGCTGCTGCCGGTTCCGGCGCGGGGGCCGGTGCCGGTGCTGCTGCCTCGACTGCTGCGGGGGTCGGTTCATCCCCGTTAATGCTGACCCACTCCAACACATTAAAGATCGGGGTGTAGATGCGGCCATACGACTTGTGCTGGTAATGCTCGGTGTCCAGCTCGACCACCGGCACGGGTTTGGCCTGGTCGGTGTCCACCTGTCCAGCAATAGCGACGGCCAAAGCCTGCACCGCGCGCTTGCCGCCCACTGACGTGGTGGTGAAGCGCGCTTCCATACCGGCGTCCTCACCGTTCAGGCACTTCAACGACATGCCGACCTGAGTCTCCCAACCCTTCTTAGCACCCGGCGGTGCAGTGTCCAGCTCCGGCAACGGATCGCTGACCGAAGCCATCTTTTCGCCCAACACCTCGCCGTCACCCCACGCGATGAAGCCGTGGACGAAGGAAAAGGGATTGACGGCCCACTGTGAACCCTCTTCGATTTCGGTCTGGTCTGCACCGAAGCACCAGTGGCCGGTCTTGTCCATCTTGAGGATCACAACACCGGCGGGGCCAACGTCGGCCTCCAGTTTGCGGAGAGAGGCGCTGAGTGAAGCAACCGAGGGGAGGTTTGCACTTGCGAACGTAACTAAATTAGACATTACTGTACTCCTAGACAAGTTTAGAGAGGGCGGCGGTCAACTGCTGCCCGATTTGCAAAACCGCTGGCCTCGGATCTGACTCCGGTGCCAACGTATCGCCCGATGACACTGACACGACAAGTTCGTCGGGCAATGCCAACTTGCGTTTCTTCAGCACCTTCTCCATTTGAGCAGGGCTGCGTATTTCCGTACTGTAGATTTCGCGGGCTTCGAGACCTTTGCCGTCCAGCCAATGCACTACCGCATCTTCTTTCGCCCACTTGCGTGTGCCGCGCTTGGCGACGATCTTCCAGCCAGGTATGGTAGCGCCCTTCTCGATCTTGGTCTGCACCAGCGCGTGAAGGTCGTCGATCCAACCCTGCAACAGCACGGCGTTGGACGCGTACACGCCCAGCAGGTCGTTGTCCAAGGCGTCCAGCTTGACCTTCGTCGCCCGGTCAACGGCGCCGGTCATGACCGGGCAGGTCGGTTTGGCGGGGCAGAACCGGCAATGGTCGCCGGCCTTCAGCGGTGCGTCGGGGGCGGCGGACGCCTTGACGGCGCGCTTCAGGCTCAACTCGAACGATCGGATGCGCTTGGGCGTGGTCACCCAACGCCGGGTCACGGGCGGCTGCACGATGATGAGTTCGATCTCGGTGGCCCCGTCGAACACCCACGCGGCCTCGGGGGAGCGCATGGCTGCGGCGGCGTAGAACATCAACTGTTCGTTCTCCTCGGCATCCACCGCCACGCCATCGCCGAATTTCCAGTCCAGCACGACGGCCTTCGTGCCGATGCGGCCCAAGAAGTCGGCGCTGCCGAACGCATCCGGCAGCCACTTGCCGAAATTGACGGAGGTCTCGACGGCAAACTCCATCTGCTTGTCTGGGTCGATGGCATCCAGCGCCGCCAGCGCCGGGAAGATCTTCTCGTCCAGCATGTCCTCGTCCAGCATATGCTCGGCGTAGGTCGTGCCTACCAGCGAGTGCGGGGCCACGTCTTGATCGAGCACCTCGCTGATCACGTTGTGCAGAAGCGTCCCCTTGTCGGCGTAGGTGCTGGAGGGCTGCGGCGGCATCTTGGCAACCAGCGCCACGCTACCGGGGCAGGCCATCACACGCTTGGCGGTCGAGCCGCCGACGATCAGTGAGTGAGAGGCCATGTTAGCGGCCCTTCCCAATAACCAACGAACCGCGCAACGGGCCACCCGTCCACAGAAACTCACGCACCGCTACGGCACCGGCACTCACTAACTCATGCGCGGTGTATTCGCGGCTTTTCTTCTCGACGTGACCGGGGGCGACGTAGACGGGGCGCTGGTAGTGCGGCAGGTATGTGATGCCGTTGAGCCGGTAGGTCGTGGCGGCGGTGGTAGGGGCTGAGTAATTATCTTTCGTTTCCATTTTAGGTTCCTTTAGTGAAGTGGAGGCTAGATTATAGACTGCATAAAAAATACTTGTCAAAGACTTTTTTAGCGTGTTACGATGTAAACATGGATATTAGACCTATATCGTTAAAAACCGCGCAAGAATACGTGCGGGAACATCACCGGCACAACAAGCCTCCGGTGGGCCACAAATTTAGTATTGGCCTGTTTGACGGTGAACGCATGGTGGGTATTGCTACGGCGGGGCGGCCAGTTGCGCGCGCGCTTGATAACGGGTTGACATTAGAAGTGACGCGCACCTGCACAGACGGCACGCGCAACGCAAACTCTATGCTGTATGGCGCCATTGTTCGCGCCGCTACCGCGCTAGGGTATTTGAAATGCGTAACGTATACGCAAGGAACCGAATCCGGCGCTAGCTTGCGTGGTGCTGGATGGACTGTAATAGCCGAAATAGCACCACGGGGGGGGGTGGGATACACCGAGTCGGCCCCGCGCCGATATAGCCAGCGGGGGCATCTCCCGTATTCGATGGGAACGTAAATGCTAGAAAAAGAAGTCGAACACTATTTTGATTGGGTCGTGCAGCGCAGCGGCGGGCGCACCTACAAGTTCAAGTCGCCCTCGCAGCGCGGTGTGGCCGATCGCATCGCCTGCTTGCCGAATGGCGGCACATGGTTCGTAGAACTCAAAGCACCCCACGGGCGGCGCTCCAAGCTGCAAGGCTTGTTCGCCGAAGAAATGCGCCGCACACAACAGAACTACGCATGCTTATGGACAAAAGAACAGGTGGACGCGTGGATAAAATAACGTCTGGCGGGTTTTCGCACGAACCCCGTAATAGCACCAATGTTGACTGGTACACGCCGCCTTGGGTGTTTCAGCGTCTTGGTTTGGCCTTTGACCTTGACCCTTGCCAACCGCCAAACGGGATTGATTGGATACCCGCCAAACGGCGGTATTCAATATGTGACGACGGGTTGACTGCGGCTTGGAACGGGCGCGTCTGGTTAAATCCTCCTTACGGCAAACACACATCGGCGTGGCTTAAGCGAATGCACAACCACCGAAACGGTATTGCTTTGGTGTTTGCCAGAACAGATTGTGCGTGGTTTCACGACTCGGTAGCAAAAGCCGACGCAATTCTGTTTTTGCGTGGGCGGGTAAAGTTTGTTGACGGGCTAGGCGCTACTGGTGGCGGTGGTGCGGGTAGCGGCTCGATGTTGGTTGCATGGGGGCGCGATAACGTAAAGGCGCTCGACGCAATGCGCGACCTTGGGCACTTAGTGCATGGTATAGCCATAAAACCCACCGATTTGTTTGACGTCCAATATGAATCTTAGCCTGCGCCCGTATCAAGAAATAGCCGCTGACTTCCTGTTCGAGTCGGACAGGGCGATGATCCTCGCACCCGTCGGTGCGGGTAAGACCGCGTTGACGCTCACCGCCATGCGCGACATGCTGCGCGCCGGCGTGGTGCAGCGGTTTCTGGTGGTCGCACCTAAACGTGTGGCCGAGTCGGTCTGGCCGGTGGAGGCCAAGCTGTGGGCACCCGAGTTGTCGTTGTCCGTGGTCATTGGCACGCCGACGCAGCGCGTCAAGGCGTTGCGGGCCAACGTGCAGGTCGTGGTCGCCACCTACGACAACCTGCAATGGCTGGCCGAACAGCCGTTGCAGTTCGATGGCGTGGTGTTTGACGAGCTGACGCGCCTTAAAAATCCGTCCGGCAAACGGTTCAAGGCACTGCTGAAGGTGCTGGACGCCATGCCGATCCGGTGGGGGCTGACGGGTTCGTTCACCAGCAACGGGTTGGAGGACGTGTTCGGTCAGTGCAAGGTCATCGACCAGTCACTCCTCGGGCGCAGCAAGGGTGCTTTTCTGCAACAATATTTCCATTGCATCAATCGGGATTACGGCGATTGGGAGCCGCGCGCCGACGCGCTGCCGATGGTCATGGAGCGTATCCGCAAGGCGACGTTCGTGTTGGACGCGGGTGAATACAAGGACAAGCTGCCGCCGCTGCACATCGTTGAGATGCGCTGCACGATGGAAATGACGGAATACAAGGCCATGAAAAAGGACTTCATGGTGCAGTTCCCCGACGCCCAGGCGGTAGCCGCGAACGCTGGGGTGGTGACGGGCAAGCTGCAACAGATGAGCAGCGGCTTCGTCTACGACACCCGCACCACGCCGAGCGATCGTCCGGGCAAGTTCACCACCACCAAGTCGGCGGTGTGGTTTTCCGACCACAAGTTTGAACTGCTGGACGACCTGCTAGCCGAGAACCAGCACGCCAACACAATCATCGCCTACCAGTATCAGGAGGAGCTGGCCGAACTACAGCGCCGTTACCCCCGCGCGGTGACGCTGGACGAGCCGGACGCCATCGAGCGTTGGAACGCCGGTAAGGTCGAGCTGCTGCTGGCGCACCCGAAGTCAGCAGGCCACGGCCTCAACCTGCAATTTGGCGGCTGTCACATGGTGTTCCTGTCGTTGCCGTGGTCGCTGGAACTGTTTGAGCAGACCATCGGGCGGCTGCACCGCAGCGGCCAGCGGCATGACGTATGGGTTTACGTCCTGCTGACCGAGGACACGGTAGACGAAAAGATTTACGTAGCATTGCACGACAAACGCTCTTTATCTGACCTAGCAATGGATTCTTTAAAATGATTACTCAAGATGAAGTAAAACATTTTTTTGATTATTTGGATGGGCAATTGTATTGGCGTATATCGCCATCACGCCGCGTACGTTTAGGCGCTTTAGCGGGGACAGCAGCAAATACTGGCTACGTAAAAATAAAACTAAAGCATAAATTTTATTCCGCCCACCGCGTAATTTTTTTGTGGCATCACGGTTGGCTACCTGCGGAAATAGACCATAAAGATAATAACCGCAGCAATAACAAAATTGAAAATTTACGCGCAGCTACGCGTAGTCAAAATCGACGCAATAGCCCCGTGCAAAAAAATAACGCTTTGGGGGTAAAAAATGTTAGCTGGAACAAACAACGTCAAACATGGCGCGTGCGGGTGCGTTACGACGGGGGTGTATTTTGTAAAGACGTAACGGATTTTGAGCTTGCGGTGCTTATCGCGGAAGAAGTTAGAGCCAAGTATCACGGTGATTTTGCTAGAAATTAAAAGGAGTTTATTAAATGACAAGGCAAGAACAGGCGAAAGCCAAACTGAAGGTTGCATTACGGGAACTGGTGATTCGCGAGCGACAGTATGCGGTTGCCAAACGCGGGTTACTTAAGGTGATGCGAACCATCGCCAAACTGGAGACACAAATTGAAAAAGCTAACCTGGCGTGAGCTGAACCACACGCTCGGCACCAAGACCGAAGCCGAGGTGCTGGATATGCTGAACGAGGAGCGCGCCAACCTACGGCGCATCGTGGTGCTGGAGCGTCTGCACCAGCGGTATAACAGCCTGCGCGTCACGCGGGAACGGATGGAACTCTTTAAGGAGGCAACAACCAAATGGAAACGAAACTAGCGTTACGGTTAACGGACAAGAAATTCAAATACAGTAACGCCGCCTCGCACACGTCGGCAGACGGTCTCAAAGACCGCATGAAAGCGTACAAGCGCAAAGCTAAAAAAGGTAAGAAATGATTGCCCCAGTCTGCCAGTCCTGCCGCCGTGAGGCCGGTTACAAGCTGGTCAAAATCACCAGAGGCACGCGCCGCATTTGGAAGTGCAAGTCGTGCCTTGAGCGCAAGAGCGTGTCTTTTCTGACGGTGAAAGATCGGAAGGTTTATGGGTGATTACGATGAAGGCTACAACGAAGGCTTTGCCGACTGCGGTCGGATCGGCCTTGTCGTTGTCGTGCTGGTCATCATCTGCACAGTGCTGGTGATGCGATGACTGACCGCGAGATATTGATTCAATACCTGCTGATGAAGGTGCGGCAGGAAGATTGGCATGGCGTCAGCGATGCTGCGAACGATCTGCGCGAGATGGATGCAAAGGAGAAGAACACCTAGCCCATCATCTGTTCCGCAGCATCCTGAACGTGCGCCACACGATTCAGCCAGCCTTTTCCAAACGTCGCAAACGTCGGCAGGCTTTGGTAAAACGCCTCTTTGCCAAGGCTAAACGCCTCCAGCAATTCCGTAGGATCGGCAGCGGTCGCAGCAGCGATCGTGGCTCTGCCGATACTGCCATCAGCCGTAACGCCTAGCGCCGCTTGCAATAGCTTTGCTGCGCGTCCTGGCCCCATGTTTACGGCAGAGTCAAATACAGCGTAGTCCACGCCTCGCGGCAAATCCGAACAATGGCAGGCATCCCAATACCGCGCTTTGTAAAGCGGCGTCACCAGCTCGGGCGTGAGAGCGCGCATCTCGGCCTCGTCCACGTCGCGCTTTACCCACTCTTTCCAGACATTGCGCGTTACGCCGAGGTTGGTCATGCCGCCGGGGTCATTTCGATGATTTGAAAATCCACCTTCTGACTGAAGAACAAGCGCCAGTGATGCTGGAAAATTACTTAGCATCATCGCCCTCATTTGCATTTGAGAATTTTATTCCGGCCAGCAGTCCAATAAACCCGCCGACAATCGTTTGAAACGCTGGCCCGAGCAGCGCAAATATATCGTCGTTGTTTACGTCTTTATCAAACAGACCGTAGCACAGCGCAAACACCATGCCGCCGATGACCACGCACAACGTAAAACTGACCATTGTGGTAACAATAAAGGTTAGCTTGTCTTTCATTTTCTGGCCTGCATATCCATGATCTTTTCAAGCGTTCTTCCGCCAAAATAAAAAGACATTATCAACATTCCCCACTGGCCCAACAGTTGCACGTAGCTCTCATTAACGTCGATCTTAGCCGCCGACAAGCCAGCAAAAACAAAGTAACCAGTCAAGATGGCGATCAGCGTCATGGGCCGGATATTCTTTGACAGCCACGAATCGCTGCCCATGTCGGCTTTAAGGCGTTCGGTCAGTTCATGTTGTTCGGCAACGTCAGCATTTAGCTGCGCCAGTTCTCCGTTCTGCTGCATCTCCAACAGCTTCAACTTAGCCTGTTCAGCTTGCTGCGGATCGGGGAAAAACTTATCGACGAGCTTACTGCCGATATCTAGGATTGCGCCGAGGGGAAGCATTATTTACTCGGCACATTACCGCCGACAGGGTTTGCCGCCCCGACCGGCGCTGCAGTAAACGAAGTGCTGCCTACCGGCACATGGCCGTTATTCCACGGGCTTTCGTTGATCGGGCCGTAGCAATTGGCGAGCTGCACGTTGTTGACCTTTTTGGCCTGTTTGTCGCACAGGAACGACCACTGGTTACTCATGCCACCACCGGCGGCAGTCGTGGTGACAAACGTCCTGGGCGTCATGGTGACGACCGCCCAGCTTGGCGCTTGGGGATACTCGGTGATGGTCGAGAACAGTGACCAGACCTTGCCCGGCGGTGCCTTGCAGCTACCCTTCATCAAGTCTGAATTAGCGATGGATTTGCCGGTTAGCACTGGGCAGACGGCCATGCCCTCTTGGAATTCTTTGCCATCCACGCGAATTGTCTTGCCGGTCGGCACGCTGGCCGAGGCCGCACACAAGGCAAACTCGCCATTACAGATCATTAAATTGACGCCGCCCGCGAGCGCGTTTGTTGATAGCAAAGCCAACAGAATTAGTGTTTTCATTTGTCGCCCCTTTTGTTCCAAAGCTCAAACAGCGTTTTGATCTTTTCCTCAATTACGGCTACGCGCAGGTCAATCTTTGACAGCACGATGATAAGCGTGATTAGGGCCAGCAAGATGGGCCAAGCCTTCACCAGCATATCAAACGTGTCCACTATCCGGCTTTCGTCACAAGATGCAGCAGTAACATAATGATGGCACCAGCCGCCGTAATGCCGATCATCTCAATGCGTTTTAATCTGGCGTTGATAGATTCATAGCGCAGCTCGCACACCGCTTCGTGCGAGGTCAGGCGAACGTCAAGTTCGGTAGAGGTTGCCATTATTGGGGTGCCAATCTGTTTTGGTTTTCTTGAGCTACCGGCAAGCCAATTAGCGCGTTGCGTAGCGCCGGTGACATAGGCGCATTAGTGCCATAATTAGGTAGCGCGCGGTTTTGCCCCGCATTGGACAATAAATATTTCCGCGCAACAGCGCGCATTGCTTCGGGTGCCATTGTGGCCGCCGTGCCTAATAGATAACCCGTTATCGGGTCTACACCTAAAAACGGTGCCCCAACAACACCACCGCTGCCACCTAAAACTAACGCGCTACGATCCCCTAACGTTGAGCCGGCAGTGGGTGTGCCCATAGAACCAGGACGTTTCATTACGGGTTTAGCTATGTTGGCAAACCGCGCAATAATAGCTAGATCGCCGGTTAATTTTTCGCCTCGTTGCAACATTGCAGCCAAAGTTTGAGGGTTAATACTGCCTCCGCCCTCAACAATTGCTTCTTCGATGTTATGCGCTTTTGCCATTTTTTCGCGTGAAGCGCGGAATTGTGCGAGCATATCTTTTGCGTTTGGGGTGTTGGACGCAATAAGCTGCCGTTCTATCTGCGCTTCTAATGCGTTCGCTACATCTATTTGCGCTTTAGCTAATCCGGTTTCTTTTGCGGTGAAATTTTTGCTAGCTTGATCGCGTAAGGCTCTAATTTCTTGAAGCGCGTGTTTTGAATCAAAAGATGAAACCAAATGATCGTCTACCATTTTTCGTATGGCTTGGTTACTTGAATCGGATACGGTGCCGGGAAAAGACCGCGACGCACCAAGGTATTTATTTTCAATATCAGCTAAATTAGTTAGGTAAGCGTTATCCGCAGCTACAGGCCCAATTCTCTCTAGCGGCGCGTATCCTTTGGTAAACTCTTGATTACGAATTGCCTGCATTTTTTCCGAAGTAAGCGACTCGTTTGGTGGCAAATCTACGGCGCGGCGCGCTAATTTATCCGCTACATCTTGGTTATGCGACGCGGCGGTTTGTTCTGTGCGTTGTTTGCCACCTATGCGCTCTAGCAACACATTTTGCGTGGATGGGCTAACGCTACCAGGAGTAACTAAAAAACCTTCTTTTTGCGCTGCGCGTATGGTTGCATCGCGTTCGGCGTTGCGTTGTTCTGCGGCCATTTGCGCCGGCTGGCGCATTTGATTTTTAACGGCCAGTGCGGTCGGTGCAGCCATAGAAGCTAAAACACCTGCGGTAGGGCTACCCGTAGCTTCAGCAACGCCTTGCCCGGTTGCGCCGCTGATAAAACCTAAACCACCGCTACGAATCAATTCTGCACCGGTACGAGCTGGCGATAACATGCCGCCGGTAGCGGACTGCAACGCAACATCCCATACTTTTTGCGCGGGGGTCATATTTTCGGTGGGCTTAATTAAACCCCCGCTACGCAGCATGTTGGTAACGCGTTCCGGCGGTGCGGTTACTTCCGGCGCTAAATTTGGATACCCCGCTGCGGTCGCCAAAGTGCCTGCGCCCATTTTAGCTAAATTTATTACGTTTTGCGGCGCGTTAAGTAATACGTCTGCCGCGCCGCCTATGGCTTTATATGGTGCGCTGGTCACCACCGCCATTGTAGGTGGCGGGCGGCGTTCGGCGGGTATTTCATTGGCCGACACGGTATCTTGTTTGGCCGCTTGATATGCTTGCGTTACCGTTTCAAATTCTGGCGTGCCTTTTTTATCCGCGTTAGTTACTATCCATTTTGCGTAGTCATCGGCGGTAGCCATTACGGAGTTCCTTTAAGGATTGCATCGGCACGGCTACGAATATCTGATTGCGACGTTTTTGGTGCAAAAGATTTCATTTCTGGACGGTCAAATAACGATTTACCACCAGTTCCCGCCAGCCATGCTTCTTCGGCGCCTTCGTATGTCTTACTCTTAGACCACCAATCGCCGTAAAACTTTTGCCTTTCAATGTCTTGTTTAGCTTGTGCTTTAGCTGTAGCCACCAAAAATTTGTTTGCTTCGGGCGTATTTCCCAATTGAATAAATGTTTGATTGATACGTTGCGCGTCGCCTTCAGATTGCGCACCTTTTTGTTCAAGCTGACGTTGAAGCAATGCTTGACGACCTTGCGCCAAAAACAATTGTGAATTTGTTGCGTATTTATCAGCTTCAGGTACGCCAAGTGAGCTGAGAACCCGCGCTGCTTGTGTTTGCACATCGGTGCCAAAACCGGTTTTAAAACCATTGTTAAGGATAGTTTCCGAAGTTTCTAACGCCGGCAATATTTTCCGAGCGCGATCAGCGGTGCCAGCAATATCACCGTAAACTTTTACGTTAAGTTTGCCTTTTTCTTGTTGTTCTGTTTTTTCTAACGGCGGCATTACGACGGTAGTTCCTGTTGGACGCCCTGCCGCTGCCAATCCGGTTTTTACGCCAATAAGCGCGGTATTAGGCACCATCGTACCGTTCGGGCCGGGGATCAACAAATCCGCTGCTAGATTAGCCTGGCGCGGTTGTTGCGGTGTGGGCGCGGCTGCGCCAAATTGTTTAAACCGATCCGCACGTTGTTCTAGCGGAATTTTTAAAAAACTATCTACTAACCGGCTAGATTCGTCTAAAGAATAGATGCCTTTAATTACCGCGTCTTGCCCCCACGCGCGCAGATTGTCATCGGAGGGATTGGGAATCAAATCGCGCAACGCTTGGTTATTCCATTCTTGCTGTGCCTTCGCGGTTTTAACGCCGGCTTCTTTAGTCTGCGCCACATTTTTTGCGGTTGTAGATTCTGCCGTTTTTACGTCCAGCGCGTGTTTTATAAGCCCCGGCGCAAGGTCGGGCGAAAGGCCCATTATTTCCGCTTGGTGTGCGGGATCGTAAATATTAAACCCAGGTTGCGTCATGCGCCCACGCAACGCGTTCTTCTCTGCGGTGCCGCGTGTGTATTCTTCCATCTTGGCTTTTGCCAAAGCGTTCTGCTGCATGGTCTGTTGAACCTGCATGAGCTGCATGGCGTTCTGCGCTTGCTGTGCCTGCTGCTGCTGCGGGATCGCCGCGATGCGGCCCGGCATTTGCGTGTCGAGGATACCGAAATTGATGTCAGCCATTATGCAAGCCCCAATTGTTTATTGAGATACGCGTTCAACGGGTTTGGACTCAACGCATTTGCAAACGCGCCACCCGCACCCGTATACGCTGATTGTCGTGCAGCCGCGCCGGTCAGATCGGCGTTGGCGTAGTTGGTCGCCGTGTTGGTGGAAAGATTGTTTACGTTGGTTGCGTAGTTGGTTCCGGCGTTACCTATCTGTTGCGCTGCGGTCGGCGCAAAGCCCGTCAAACCGGCCAATGCGTTGCGCTGCGTGGCTTGATTGCCCACATAGCGGTTGTAGGCGTTGTTGTATTCATTTGACGCCATATCTTGGTTAAACCGTTGCGCGCCTTTTAACGTCGCGCCAGACAACAGCCCACCCCTAGCGGCGGCGGTGCGGTCAAGTGCTTTCATGCCTTCGGACATACGAAAGCCGTAGCCGGGATCAGTTTGAAAATCCGTTGCCGCAAACGGGCGAACCAGATCGCCACCCGGCATTACGCCTTTTGTGTATCCCGGCAACGCGTTTAACCCCGCTTCATAAAACGGTTGTTGCCGCGCAACTTGATCTTCATACATCCTTGTTTGAAGCGCCGTTGCGCCTTGGTTAGCCGTAGCCAACCGATTTGCGGCGCTTAAGCTGGCTTGGCTTAATTTGCCTGCACCATACATGCTTGCCAAACTGCTAATGGCCGCGCCACCCAAACGCGTAACCGCATCGGTAGATAGCCCGGTAAAATTAGCCAGTTGTTGTATAAGCCCTGTTGTTGCTGCATCGCTACCCGCTAACAATCCGGGCATGTAAGCGTCACCGGGCACAACCCCCGTTGCGCCAGCACCTGTTATCGCGCCTCCTACGCCGCCGGAATCAATATATGTTGTTCCGGAGTTAATTAAGCTGTTAAAAGGTACTTGGTCAGCAATTGCCCCACCCGCGCCAGCCGCGCCAGCGGTGCCGTATACCCCACTAGCCGTTTCACCCGCCATGCCTATCGCCGCGTTAGCGGTTGCATATTGTTCGGCGGTAATGGTTCCCGCTGCGTATGCGCTTTCTAATTCTGAAGCGGTTACCAGTTCAGGCGGTATGCCAAAATACGCCGCAGTTGCCGCAATAATGACCGGCGCGGCTTGTTCTAATGAATCCCCAACACCCCTGCTGGCCGAGTCTATGGCATCGTTAGCACCGCTAAAAAGATCTTCAATTGGGTCTGTAATAAAACTAAAAGTGCTACCGCACATGATTAATCCTCACACTATAAGTAGGGGAGATGGGCACTCCGTTAAATCGTTTAGCCAATGGCCCCAAATCAACGCCAGTCAACGCATCGAAGTTAAAGTAAGCGACACCTTTGTCTTTAGCCCACTCTAGTATTTGTTTAGTCATTTTTAATATCTCGCTTGCGGCATTTCCAGAAGAAGCTATTGGTAAAGTGGTTCCGTATTTAACGCTAGGAGCGTAAGGTATTGATACCACCGCGCCGCCCATAAAAGACTTTTCACCTCTAAGCAAAAGACACCGATCAGAATTAACAATAGCCGTTAAGTAATTACGCCCCGCTGCTTCTTCAAACGTATCTTTAGGATACGCCGTAGCCGCTATAGACAACATCCAGTCTACGTCATCTAAGGTTGCTTTGCGTATCACGAATTAACTAACTTCCCGCCCTGAAGCGCGGATGTTGATTGCCGTAGCCGTTCCAGCAATCGTTGAAATAAACCCGCCCGCAATCAGCACCTGGCCGACAATCTCAGGGAAAGTATATACCTCGGACGCCGCCAACGTCTTGGCTTTGGTAATCAAGTTCTGATTGCCCGCCGTGTCGCCCAAAGTGACCAAATTGACGCTCAAGGTCGCCGCCGTTGCGGTGTAGTTGGTCGCCGTAAACTTGTCGATAATCGTGGTGACGTTGGACGCCGTATATTGCGTTGTTTGACTGGATTCGGCGGTTTTGGCGGGGATCAAAACCTTGACGGTAACGGTCATGGGGCTACTCCAAAAGTAGGATGTTGTTAGGCGCGGCTTGCATAATGACCCAATTAGTGCCGTCTGACACCATTGTGGCCCAGTTTCCGACTACACCCAAAAGAATGGCTGTTCCGGCAACGGCGCTGCCAATAGGAACAATATTGCTGGACGCAGACACAACCGTCTGCGTTTGCAAGTTTTTAACCGTGATATACCGCCCCGGCCAAGAGGATGCAGCGGGGAAAGTCAACGTAAGCGACGAACCCGTCTTGTTGTTGATAATCCAAGTGTCGGTGCCTGTGATCGTGTAATCAGCAGTCTTGGTCAAGACCGTAGCCAAAGGCACGTAATCCGTATTGGCAACCGCCGCAGAGATCGCCGTGCCGTTGCCTTTTAAGAGGCCGGTAATGCTGGTGGTCAGCGTAATCGCAGGTGTTGTCGTCGCGGTGGCTACCGTGCCGGCCAACCCGTTGGCCGACACTACCGAAACGCTCGTTACCGTGCCGCTGCCCTTGCCGTTAAACGTATTCCAATCGGTGCTGGTCAGATAGCCGTTAACGCTCGTTGTTGCAGCGGCCATCGAGATCGCTGGCGTAGCCCCACCCGAGCTGACAACGGGGGCGGTGCCGGTCACGCTGGTGACCGTTCCCGATCCTTTATTGTTAAAGGTCGTCCAATCCGCTGCGCTCAACGCGCCTCGATTAGATGCCGAAGCGGTTGGAACTTGAAGCGTGATGACCGGTGTGGTTGTGCCGGTCGCAACCGTGCTGGATAGATCAGTGCCCGTTGTGCCGAGCGTCAGCGCAGCCACGCTGGTAACGGTGCCGCTACCCTTGCTATTGAAGGTTGACCAATCCGTGCTAGTCAGGTAACCGTTAACAGAACTCGTAGCCGCGGCCATTGAGATTGCCGGCGTTGCCCCACCCGATGAGACAACGGGTGCCGTTCCAGAAACGCTGGTAACGGTGCCAGACCCTTTGTTGTTAAAAGTTGTCCAATCGGTGCTGGTCAGGTAACCGTTCACGCTTGTCGTAGCGGCAGGCATTGAGATCGCAGGCGTATTGCCGCCAGATGACACAACAGGAGCCGTTCCAGAAACGCTGGTGACGGTGCCGCCCGAGCCGGTCGCGGATAACGTGCCACCCGCAAAGGCAACGCCGGTGCCGATCGTAACGTTGCTAAACCCGCCCGAACCATTGCCATATACGATCGACGTGCCACTAGTCGCGGGGGCGTAGTCGGTGCCGCTGGTCGCCGCGCTGATCGCGGTGCCGTTGCCTTTCAGCACCCCCGTAATGGTCGTAGAGAGCGTGATAGCGGGTGTGGTTGTCGCAGTGGCTACCGTGCCATTTAGCCCGTTGGCTGACACCACAGACACCGAAGTCACAGTGCCTGCCGCTGCTGCTGACCAAGTCGGCGCCCCCGCACCTGCACTGGTCAATACTTGGCCTAGTGTTCCTGCCGCGCTGACCGCAAGTGCCGGGCCGGTACCATACGCCACACCACCTGCGGTCGGGCTACCGTCAAGGTTGTAATTGGCAATGGTGCCCGTCTGCACAACCGGCTGAACAAACGCGCCTTGAATATCCTTGTTAAATTGAATCAGCAGCTCGGTCAAACTAGTGTCAGTTGGTGGCCCAATTTGCAATTCGTCTAGCGATGTTGGATTGCTGCCGCTGCCGGTCAGAACAAACAGGTTGAGAAAGAACCGATACCATTCCCGCGCCATGAGTCCGGTGCGCTCGTCAATAAACGGCACCCGAGGCGCGGGGATATTGGTGACGTTAAGTTCAGCCATTAGCTACTCGTTGGGGTAACGAACAGTTCAGCGCCCATAATGGCGATCTTTACGGGGTCGGTGCCTGACACTTCATAGACCCGATCCCGAATCTTCTCGGTCATACCGAGCCGGCGCCAGATGGTGCGTGTGCCGTAAGAACCGATCTTCCCCATCGAGTTCCAGTGTTCGTTTGACCAAGTATGCCCCGCATCGTCTGACCAGCGCAGCATGACCTGCGGGTTGTAGCCTGGCGCGCCAAAATACGAAGTTGTCGTTAAATAATCGCCCGATTCGGTCATTAAATAATCGCCCGATTCGGTGATTAAATTTTCAGCGTCATAGTCAGGCGTGACACTAAGCCCGACACCCGTTTCAGCGTCGAGCTGTAAGCTGTGGTGCGCGGTGCGTTTGAGGTTGTTCTGGCCGGTCGGCAATGCCCGCCACGACCGCAACCACTTTTGCGTTTGGGTATCGTCAACGTAAACATCAAGATCAAAAGCGTAGATACGCCCGTCCTCGTAGTCGCCCACCACGACTTCATCATTGAACGACATTTGGCAATTGCTACGGTGCCGAACAAACAGCCCGTTTTCAAACCCCGCGCGTTCGTGCCACAATTGGGTGGATACATCGTAAACCCATGTTGCTTCGGCAGACGGGAATATCAGCACATAGAACGGATGCCCGTCCTGCTGGTAGGTGTAGCCGATGGCATCGGTAATGTTGCCATAGCTTTGGATGGCGTATTCAACGGCATTGGTTGAAAGTCGCGCTGGCGTGTAGCCGTTGGCCCGGTAGACGATCCCACGCCCTCTGGCATCCGAACCTAGCCAAAACACGCTATTGTCGAGTTTGGCAACAGAATACGCCGCCTCGCAACCGACTTCCATAAACGCGCCTTGAATCCGCGCTAGGGGGAAATCGGGCGTGCCGGCGTCATACCAGACCTCCACGCTGGTATTCCCAAACAGGAATATTTCGCGGTGGTCTACGATTAACGCTACTACGTCGTCGGGGTAACCTTCTGCGCTAGCAAAATCTAACGGGTCAACTGAAGTACCGTCTAGCAAAGCTGTTACCCAAAACTTTTGCGTGTTTGGTTCGTTGAATACAAAGTAACCGTCAAGGTAGCCAACCGAGCCAGCACCCGGAAAGTCAACGTCCGTAATTTGCGCGAACACTAGCGTGGAGGTGTTGTAGATGTAACTTAACGGGTTACACGCAATGAATATCTGCGTGCCATTGTCGGCCATGCTGACGGGGCCGGTGCCGGACACGGTGCCTCGCAGAGTAGCAACGTAACTTGTGGTCATACTATAAAACTGACTACCGGACACTATATAGGCTATGCCGTTGGTAACCCATAGCCCACGAATAGGGCCGGTGCCAACGGTTGCAAGTAGACGCAAGCCAGGACACCGTAGCAGAAAGCCCGCCTCTTTCCCGCCGCTGCCTTCCGGCACCGCTTCGGGAAACAGGTTAACCATGCGGTTGTCGGCGGCATTGATTGACCGAGCGACATAGCTGCCGCCAAGGATGGGCGTTTTCACTTAATAATTGCCGCTGTAAATATTGAACCGTTGGCGCGTTGCCACAATGGAATACGGCAGGCTCATCACGTCGTCAGGATTATTGATGCGTTTGATGTCGCGCTTGCTTGACATGGCAATGCGTTGCACTGAAGGCGGTGGCTCAACGCCAAACTCGGCGGCAATCTCGCAGGCCAGATTGAATCGGAAACAGCGCAAATATCCTGGCGGAATTACCAACACCGTTGCCAGCGTAGCCGGTTCAACTAGCTCGTTGACGCTGACAATATGCCAATCCAACGCTTTAGTCGGCACCGGATAGATCGTCATTTCTATGTTCGGCATGGTCATGTTTACAAACAAGACCTGCGGGTATGTGCTGGTGACGGTCTTTACCGCAATGCCGTTGTATTGCGCTTGGTTTATTAGCTTGATGCCAAAACTGATGTTGTTTGACGGGTCGCGGAAATAAGTTGAATCATCCACCAATACCGGACGGTTGCCGACAAAATCACCCGTTGGCCCCAGAGTGCGTGTTGCGGTAGAAGCAGGCCAAGTAAATATTTGATCTTGCGTTGAGAACACGGACAGACGTTCAGACGACCAGCTATCCAGCATCTGGTTCATCGCGGTCAAAGAATCTTGCGAAGTCGATGCCGATGGCGTTTCACCTTCGGCTAATTGACCAATTAGCCGTAGCGCCCCATTGATCTGATCGCCAACCGTAGTGGTCATTCCGCAAACTCCTTACGTGGTCTGCCGCGAGGTTTAGCTAATTCGTTGACTTCATTTTCGGGGTCGCCCAGTTCAAAGCGTTCCCAACCGTTCTTTTCATCCGCTTCAGCTTCGGCCTCTGCAATAGCGACCTTGTTACCGTGAACGGGATGCCGCAAGTAGATGACCATATCAAATCCTTAAAAACCACCTCGCGGTTGTTACGCCGCGAGGTGTTGTTACTAAGCTACGCGATAAACGGTGTACGCTGCGTCGCCGGTTTTGCGGAACAGAAACTCAGCCGCGCCGCTAACACCCGCCGCACTGCCAGTAATAGCAACAACCAAGTTGCCTACCGCAGTAATGCCGGTGCCAACAACCACCGTGATAAGGCCAGTACTGGTGCCAAGATTGATTACCGTCAGCTTAAACGTGCTGTTGGTTTTCATGTTGGTCATCGTTGCGTCAATCAACGCCGCCGTCGGCAGAGTGTAGGACGCCGCCGTTGTAGACGGGTTGCCCACCAAAATCCCACCAGTGACTTGAGCAACAGTCAAAGTTGCGGTTGCAGTTGCCGTTTGCGGCGCTGCTTGGGTATCGATTTCCAGTTCATTCGTATTGCCATCAGTAAACTGATAGCCGCCACCAACTGAAGGAAGTGCCATGATTGTTTCTCCTAAAAATTAAGACGCCCCCGCGCTAGGCGGGAGCAATGCTATTACCCAAAAATACGGCAAGCCATCGGTGGGCGAATGGTGTTGAAACCATACAGCACATCGACACGGCAAGGCATACGGTCGTTGTTAATATCGTACTGACGCACGATACGCATCGAGATCCCGTTATGCACTTGACGCGAAGCCATATCGACACCTTGCGGGAGCAAGAGATCAGCCGTAGCCAGCGTAATCGCATTTTTGTGATAGACCAAGTTTTGCGGATACACGGTTGACGCGGTTCCCACGAACGTCACCGCAGCGTTGTCAGCGGGGAACGCATCAATGGTTGCCAGCGCGTTGCTGGACGTGTACATGGGCGGCGAGATAGCCATGTTTGCCAAAGCATTACTAGCACCCGTTTGTGCCGCAGTCACGACAAACTGTTGCAGGCTACCAGTGCTAAGACGGGTCTGCGGGTTGACCGCATAGACGCCAGCAATGGTAAACACATCACCCGCAGTTACCGTGTCAGTTGCACCGGTAAGTCCGTCAATGCTAATGGTGGCTTGCCCTTGCGTGCTAACCGCACCGTTTACCAGAATGGTGCCCGCACGACTGCCTGTGGTGTGGTTGACAATTGACTGAGACATATTCATCTCGTCAAAGCCAAGAACACCCTCACCCATCATGCCGGTCTTAAACTGGCGGGAGATCGTGCCCGTCGGGTTAAAGAAACCGGTCATGCCGTTGACCAGGCCAGCGTTAGCGGCAGGGTTGACGGTCGCGTATCGCGGCGACATAGGAGCCGCCGATTCGTTCAGCTTCTGCTGCGCTTGCAACAGAACCAGCGCGGTGGCGGGCGTGGTGCCCGGAGTGCCAACGGTGTTGAAAATAGATTTGTAAGCGTTGGCAACGTCAGCATCAACACTCGACGCCAATTGGCTGATACGCGGCTTCAAAACACGTTCCGCAAAATCGTCCAACTGCATGGTCAGCTCGGCAGAGGTAAAGTTAATGCCGATGTGCTTTTGGCTGGAAACGGTCAGCGTGGTGTATTGCTCGTTGTCGTCCTGAACTTGCAGGGCGGCACCGTCGGTCACCAGCGCGCGATCCGGCAGACGAATCCGCAGGGTCGAGCCAATCTTGGCACCTTCGACGGCAAAGCTGTCGTCGTATTCTTTGTTCACGTTACGTGAAAGGACAAGGTTGTTCTCAAGTATTTCGAGACACTTCCTCGTTATCATATCAATGGTCAGTAGGCTATTAGCCATGAAAAACTCCTAAAAAATAATTAGCGATTCCTAGCTTCCTGCTTTTTCACTTGTCTGGCTCTCTCAGCTTCAATCCACTGGCTTGTGGTCATTGTTTTAATTGACCTTGGGTCGGTGGTATCAAAACCGCTGGATTGACCCCCGCGAGCTGTGACAGGTGAAATCGGCGCAGGTGCGCTGGATGTGCGTTTTGTTACGGGTTCAGAAGCAATTTTCGCTTCCAATCTTCCTATTTCTTTTGCCTGCAAGAACGGTTGGAGTCGGGCTATGCGGTCAGCTTCCTTGGGGTTTGTGCCGAGATAGTATGCAATATCAGGGCCGTTATCCGAGGCTTGAATCGTTTGAGCCATCACATCAGTAATTGGTAGCTTGGGGTTATACGCAACTTGTTCAAAGTCCTCGTATTTACTCCGCGCATCTTCTTCCTTGTCGTGATAGTTCCCTAACAATTCCTGTTGCTGTTTCGCAAACTGTTGCTGCTGGACAATTTGGGCGGCTTTGGAAGTTGTCAAAGCATCAACGTATTCCTCGGTCGTCGTAAACTGTTCCGGCTTAACATGCTCTACAGGGATAGGCTTTGGTGCTTCGGCCTGCCTTGCTTCGCGCTCCCACTTCCTTTGTTCTCGTGCAAGCCTCTTGCCGATGGCCGCGTCCAAATCTTCCTGGCTAAATACCTTCGGAGTTTCTTTCTGCTCGCCTTCGGATGCTTCTGCTGCTTCCGGCGCATTTGCTATGGGTTCAGGCGCAGCCGTTGCGGCCTGTTCCGGCGCGGGTTGTTCCGCTATTACTTCGTCAGACATGGCTTGATTCCTTAGAATCCCCAGTGAACCTCGCTGGTACGGTTTGGTTAATTATACGTTATGCTTTTGCCGCTTGATACGCAGCAACAACATCTGCTGTCCACGCCGTGTTGCAGATTGCCACAACCTTCTCAGGCACACCCGTCAGGTCTTGCGCTGGCGTCAGGCTGTTGCGGTGGTAGGTCTTGGTCAATTCGGTGCCATCTTCCATGATGCGCGTAGCTTCACGATAGAGGATGATGCCGTTTTCAGTGACGGTGATTTGATCGACTACGGTTTCTTTGGTGATTGCCATTTGTTTTTCCTTTGTCTGACTACACTAATCCGGTGTAGTTAAGTGGTGTGATATACAAGACTAAAAACTAACGATGCAGCGGCAGTCATTGCGGTTACGTAAACATTTGTAGAATCTGAATAGGTCGCGCCCACTTGGGATAAAGATGCGTTTGACATTGACCCGATACCGGCAGTTCCGCTACTAGCAAAAGGCAATCCAGTAAAACCTATGGAATTTGCCGAAGCTGCAATTGTTGTTGCCCCCGCCGCAACGCCAGAAACAAAAACCTGTCTGCCAATTTTTACGTATTTGCCTGACGAAGTGTACGCGCCAACAACCGTTAATCCAGCGCCTTGCCCGGGCGTCCACGTTCCCTCCTCATAATCATCCAGCGTATTCGCGTCTGTTGATGCGCTTTGTGTGGCGGGGAAGGTGATGCCAACGCCTGTGGCTGAAGTGCTTGCGCCTTTAAGAGCCAATGCGCCCGTAGTACTTAACGACATTGCCAGTGCGTTATTTGTACCAAACGCTAAACCTCCATTACCAACGTTCCAAAGTAGCCCACCGCCACCGATACCGGATATGCCCCCTGCTGCGCTATCTGTTCCGACGTATACGTTTGCCACATTGGGCGACCCGCCGATATACCTAGAATAAATGCTTTGATTTGCGCCGCTTGCGGTGTAAGTAGCAACAGCCCCAGATGAGACTGTACCGGTTACAGAAGTAAAATCCCCTGTGCTTGGCGTGGTTGCGCCTACGGTGCCGTTAAGAGCGCCCGAAAATTTAGTCGCGGCAAGTGTAGTGCCATCCCAAGTCAAAGAAGCAGACGCCCCAAATGCGCTAGAGTTATTAAATTGCACCTGCGTGTTTGACCCCGCCGGTGCGGTTTTAATATTGCTTACCGCAACTTGACTTGTTACACCCGATTGGACAAGGGGTACTAATTCGGTGCCTGTTAACGGTGTAGTCGCGGCGGGTAATGCGGAGATTTTTACGTTAGACATAATTTATCCAGTATCCGTTATCTCAAGTTATGCCGGTAATATCATCAGCACTCCACAACTGAACATCCGCGCTGGTTTTTAAGATCAATTTGTACGAAACGGCGCTGGTTAACCAAATTTGATTGCTGCCCGAAACACGACCGGCGGAATTCAATTCCACTGGATTTTGATTAGCGGTCAAACCGCTAATAGTTGTATACGTAGCCTGCGGCGTCGTAGTGCCAGCAGCGTACGTGTACAGTTTGCCGCCCGCCAACGGAACACCGTCGTCGTCAAAGAACTGCCAGCCCGCGCCACCCACCGGAGAAAGTTTGACGGTCATTTGCAATTACTCATAAATAATAGTTGCTACTACCGTTCCCGAAATAACGACGTAGAGTCCTTTGCTTGCCGTTATGCCATTTGCGGTGAACGTATAAATACCCGCCGCTGCGGGAGTAAACACGCCCAATATGGTTGGGTCACCAGTGCTTGCGGTGCCGGAATCGTAGACGGTGATCAGCGGCGTTGAGCTTGCGGCGCTGACAAAGATGCCTTTCAAGACCGTAAACCCGACTTTGATTTGTGTGGTGGCGCTGATACTTTTATAGGTGGCTGACATGATTGTCCTCAAGCTAGAAAGCGGAGTTTGTAGAGAGTGCGAAGGTATATCTCAATGATGTTGTCGATGAGCTGTTGCAGCGAGCTGTCTGACTTATCCACAATATCATACCGAGCCGCTTCAATTTCTTTCAATTGATCTTCCAGAAACTCAATAATATTGGCCGTTTTCTTGGCCGACATAAGCGAGATCGGGCCGATCAGTCCATGCCGTCCTTGATAGGCTTCCGTGAAATCGTCTGCCGCGCCCACAATACGCTCGTAAAAGATGTTCAAGGCTACATGCTTGGAGTAGCTGCGGGTGTTGAGGTGGACGCTGTGCGCCACATCCCGAGCCAAAAACAACATCCCTACGAAATCGGCGCACTTCATTGTGGCATTCCTTCAGAGGCAAACATACCGTGGTGTTGGCGTCTTGCCGCTTTAATTGCGGTTATAGCGTCGGTTAATTCGACAAACCGGCCTAAATTGACACAAGTTTTATTTGCAAACAAACGAACAGACCATTTCTTTTTGGCCTTGTCCCAAGTAACGCCTTTTACTCCCGAAATGTTGTCCGACCTTAGTTTACTGTTGTACGCATTTTCAGCGCGGGTAGCGGGCCGTAGATTTTCAATCCGATTATCACTCGGGTTTTGGTTTATATGGTCAAGTGTTTCTGGGGTATACCCAAAATGGTATAAATACACTAATCGGTGAGTGCGGTAGACCTGTCTATTAATCATTATTTGGCTATAACCGTCAGTTTTTCTGAGCGTACCCGCTTCGTCGCCGACATTAATCTTGCGGCTAACTTTTTTACGCCAGTATAATTTTCCGTTTTCATAACGGAGCATATCCTTGATCTGGGCTTGCGTTGGGTGGCATAGGCGCATTTTGCATCTCCTGAGGTTCGTTCTCAGGTATGTTATCACGATTACTAACCATAGGGTTACCGGAAACAATATCGCCGGTAGCCATCGCCGCGTGTAGCGTTCCCATAACAATATCGTGAATTTGATCTTCACCCATTGAATTTTGCACCGCGCTGATGCGTTTGGTTTCCGCGTCGTAAGCCTTGACCTGGCTGTCAAACTGCTTGACCTGCATCTCTTGCGCTTCGATGGATTTGCTGACATTTTGCAACATGCCGTGCATTTGTTCCATTTCTTGTGCCATCGCCTGCATTTGCATCTTGGCCGCTTGCAGTTCGGGCGATTCGTCGCCGGTTGCGAGCAATTTCGGGTCGATGGTCTTGGCAAACCGCGCCGCCATTTCCTGCGCGCCCGGCCAATCCATGTGTTTGATGAACAGGTCGCCGGCCACCGCCCACAGTTGCGGGTTGCCTTGCAGCAGTTGCGCCATCGCGTCCAGCGATTCCTGCCGTTTGGTCATGTAGCTCGGGCCGGTTGTCACCGCCACGTCGTATTTGCCAACGTTGGGGTTGTAAATCTTTTTGATGACGATGCCTTGCTCGTTCTGAATCTTCTTGACCGGCATCGGTTGCATCGGGTCGATCATGGCTTGATCCGTTTCGCCATCCAGCCCAATGATGCGGGCGATGCGTTGCGTGTCGTAAATCTTCGGGATCAGATCGACCAGTTGCCGTGTGGCGTAACGGATCGCGCGCGCCAGATTGTCCACGTAGTGGTAGGTGCCGGTGTCCGACTGCTTCTCACGCGCCAAGATGGCGCGCCCCGAGCGTTCGTTGCTGGTGGCGCCCAAGCTAGAATCATACTGGCCCGTTGAGCTTTTAATGTCGTCAGACGCCCCCGCCTTGGCTTGCAGGAGGCCACTGGAGGCCATCGGCGGCTGTGAGCGTTGCGGCAGCGGCAACACACCGCCTTGCCCGTCGGTCACATCGGGATTGACTTCCAAATACGGCCAGTTGTTAATATTAGCCGTTTTCCATTGTTGCTCGTAGCCTTCAAACTGACCACCGTAGCCAATAAACGGCGCTTTTGGGGCCAGCGCCAGCATCTCGGCCTCTTGGCTCACCCAATAGTTATACATGCGCTGCGCGTCTTTGGCGTTCCGCACCAACCCGCTGACATACATGCGGCCATCAATCTCAAATTCGTTGCCAATCACGCGAATAACGGGGATGTATTTACCCGCCCAATCGCGCTTTTCTAGCACCTCAAAACCGTTAGTTTTGCACCATTTGACCGTCCGCACGTCCACATCACGGGTCTTGATAGGCTTCAAACCCATCATTTCGGCCTGTTTGGCCTCGGGCGAGCCGGCCATTGCGGTAATCCCGCCGTGATACTGGTGCAATTTCTTGGACTCATGCTCGATGTAGAAGTATTCCGCGATTCTTACCGTGTCTTGGTTGATCCACGCGTTGAGTTGCCCGTCGCCCACGCCGTATTGCAAGCTAGATAGCGTTGCGGCATCGGGGAACTCGCGTTCGTATTCGTCTTTAGTGATTTCTTGATTGATAAAGCACCATTCGGCGTCCGAACCGCACGGGTCTTGGATTGTCGGATCCATGTAGACGCTAAAACTGTCGCGGATGCGCCCAATACGCAAATCTTGCTCAAATGTGTTGTCGTCGCAATACTCGGTCAGGATGCGGAAGTAACCCTCGCCAAACGTCACTTGGTTGTCGCAGGCGGTGTCGTAGGCCACGTCAGCATCCGAGATATACTCGATGTGCCGCACCAAACCGTTGAATATCTCGGCCACTTCCACGTCGGCTTTGTCGTCGGCGGGAATAACTTTACCCGACGGGCGATTTTGCCGCTGGTCGTTGGTTACTTGCAAGACGTGCTGCGGCAGCTTGTTGATGGTCAGGCAGGGTCTGGCGTTGATCGTCTGGCCTTGCACCGAACCGCGTGTCGCCAGCACGTCAGCAGGCCACTGCCACTGGTTGTCGGGGCTTGCAGCACGAAAGCGCAGGTCGTCTAGCTCATCTTCGCGGCTATCCGAATACGCGGCGATCGCCATCGTGAGGCGCGTTCGCATCTTTGCCAGCATGTCACCATCATCGCGGTCGCGCTTGGTGCCGCCTGACGAGACTTCGCCGGCTTCGTTAATGCCTGTATCTTGATAGGCCACTATTCAACGCCTTTTTGGGCTATACTACGCAATAGCAACTTACATTGGAGTAGCGTATGCCTAACTATGGACATCCCACTGGAGTAAACAAAATTTGTGCGTGTTGTGGCGCGGTGTATTACGTTCCCCCTTATCGGGCAGAAAAAACAAAATACTGTTCTAGATCGTGCTTGGCTAAAGTTCACCTTGAAAAATTTTCCGACTTGCGTTTTAAACCTACTAACCGACCAAAACATACGTATAAAACAATAAGCATAAACGGAAAACAAGTTCGTGTTCACCGGTATGTTATGGAACAGCATATTGGCAGAAAATTGGCTAGTTGGGAACATGTGCATCATATCAATGGTAATTCTCACGATAATCGAATTGAAAATCTTGCCGTATTGTCAAATGCAGACCACCAAAAAATTGAGACTGAAGATCGCATGAGACCTATTTGGAACGCCGCGAAGAAGATTTCTTTATAGCTTCCCTTTTAACAGCATAACTTATTGCCACGGCCTGTTTTACGGGCTTGCCAGCGGCAACTTCGGCCTTAATGTTCTTACGAAAAGCCATTGGTGATTTTGATTTGACGAGTGGCATGTCAAGACCCCATCCATGAGCTGGTTGCGCCGGCGTGCGACGACGCGCTGCGTCGCACAGGCTCGCGGTATTCGCGGTGCGCGACGGGGAAGGCAAAAGTAACGGCCAGCGCGTCAGCAGCGTCCGGTGAGGCCAATCCACGACTACGCATCTCTTTTTTCCCCTCAAGGAAAATGGTGCCGCTGCTGTTAGGCTTCTTCATGGGGCCGACCAAATCGGCTTTTAGCTGACGGTCGCTTGGAATGGATGCTGTTTTCAGCCATTCCTTCATGGTGCCCCACATTTCAGCCCGCTTGTTGCCCCACATAATGGAGTTTTTGGCCTTCCAGCCAAAGTTTACCCCGCGTACCTTATAACGCTGCTCTGTCAACCTGTCAAGTATCCCGTAACCCAGGCCACCTTCGTCGATAATCGACAGCGTGGGCTTGAATTCCTCGATGGCGTCAATCACCCGCCCGACGATGGTCATGGTGTCCTCACCCGAGTAGCGTTTGATCGCCACAATGTCGCGCCCTTGGCGCACCACCAGCACGGTTGAGTCAGCACCACCTCTGGCGGGGTCAATCCCTAATACTATCGGTGCCGTGGTGTCCTTCCAGCGGTCGCGGTGCATGGCATCCTCGACCAGCATGGGCTTAATAAACTGATCCTCGCCCGCGTCGGGAAATTCACCATACACCTCGACCTTGGCCTGCGGTGAATCCTCGCCGTATTCCGCAATAATCTGCTCGTAGACCTGCTTGTCGGTGTCCTCGACGGTGCGCGCATCCACACTGCGGGTGTTCCAAAACGCGCGTTTGGCGTGGAAGCACTCAAAGAAGTAACCTTCGTTGCGGCGCGGGTTGCTGAAGGCAAACCAATAGCGATCCGGCGTGTTCTCAGTAAAGAACCCGGCGCCGACTTCCCATATTGGATTCGGTATGCCGCTGGACTCGTCGAAGATCAACATCATGCCGTCTTGATTGTGGACACCGGCGTAGCTGTCTGGATTCTCTGCCGACCACAGCTTGCCCTCTGCGGCCCAGTAACGTGTGCCTTTCTTCAGGTCGCGCTCGACCAGCTCGCACAGCCACTGCGCGGGCACCAGCTTGGTTGCGCTGATCTCAAACCAGTGGTTGTTGATGGTCATCGCCGCCCACTTGGTTAGCTCGGCCCAGGTCACCGACCGTAGTTGGCTTTCCGAGTTGGCGCTGATGACGATGCTGCCGCCGATGCGGGTAGTCAGCATCCACAGCACCAGCCAAGATACTAATGCCGACTTGCCAATTCCGCGCCCTGATGACACCGCTTCCCGCAGGGTGTCCATCTGGATCTTGCCCTTGTTCCCTTGTATATGCGCCTTGATATCACGCAGCACTTCCCGCTGCCACTTGCGCGGGCCTTTGAACTTATGCAGCGGGGTGTTCTTCTGGCCCCAGGGAAACGCAAACAACACAAACGCTTCGGGGTCGTCCGCAAGCGCGGGTGACCATAGCTCCACCATCAATTTTTCTTCGTCTATGGTGGAGTAGATTGGCTTTTGCATTGCAGCCTATATGCGTGATGAATACTTGCAGCGTTAGTATACGCGGCTACCGCCGCTTCAACAGTATCAAAATTGCCAAGCCAAATTTTTACGCCATTAATGTTTATGCGCGCGCGCCATTTTTGGTGTTGTTTATTCCAACCAACACCCCGGTGACCCGAGATGTTGTTACGTTGTAAGCCCGTATTCTGCGTGTTTTGGCTGCGCGTTGCTACTTGGATATTAACGCGTCGGTTGTCAAACCGAACGCGGTTTATGTGGTCAATCTCTCCGTCGGGAAAACAGCCATACTCATACAGCCACACTAGCCGATGCGCTCGGTGTAGTTTGCTGTCGATACTAATGTCGATGTAGCCTTTAGGATGCCGCGAACCGGCAATAGCGTTTTTGCGTCGAGTGCCTTGGCTTTGCCGCCAAGTAAATATCCCCGTCGCAGAGTTGTAATGCAAAAGTTCTTTAAGCCGCGCTTGCGTTAGAATGTTGGTAGCCATGCGATGTGTCCTCATCGTTATTGGTAAGAAGCCCTCGACCGTTGATGCGTTCGGGGGTTTCGTCTATTATAGCACTGCCTTCGATCACCCTTGACTTGGCTTCTTCTAGCGCGGATATAATACTAATTCGTTGTTCAACATTTATGTTGACGTTGGAAGTTTGTTGCCAACCGTGAACGTGCGTAAGGATCGCCAAGCTCGCTTTAGCGTCGCCGCCTTCAGACGCCTCGTTCAGCCGCCGGGCAGCTTGCAGTTCGTTATCGGCCTTGCCCTTTTGTGCGGCCATCTCGGCCATTGGGTCAAATTGGCACAATTGGCGGTATTCCGTAGGCAGCATCCCCGCTGCTAGCGCCAGTGCATCTCCTTTTAACCCTAAATTAGAAGCAGCATATATAGCATTCAAACGCTGCTCGGTCGCCTTGACGACGCGGGGTGTAAAAGGGAGTGACTTGAACATAGCCCGTTTATAGCACGACTGTTTCCCGTTTGCCAATAGGACAATTTGACCTATTTCTGGTTTGCAAGGGCTTTTGGTCTAGGTATCTTTTTTTTAAAAAAATTGTTCGTGGACGCTGCCGTGACCGACACGTCCAGGCCAAGGCCCTCCCTCCCCCCTCGATTCGGGCAAGCGGCACGCAGGCCACCAGCCACCAGCCACCAGCCACCAGCCACCAGCCACCGGGCTTGCTGCATTGCAGCATGACACCTGGCAGGCAGGCAGGCAGGCAGGCAGGCAGGCAGGCCGGCAGGCCGGCAGGCCGGCAGGCCGGCAGGCCGGCAGGCCGGCAGGCCGACCAGCCGACCGACCGACCGACCAGTCCACTATTTTGCATGTAGTTTCTTTGCAGATAGCAGTTAGCAGT